GCACCCAGTCCGTTCGATGGACAGACCAGGGCGTACCGGTGGAAAACAGACCGGGAAGGAAATATTGTTGGCGAAATTCCTGAAGACAAGTATAATCATGGGGTTAAGGCAGTGATTTATGGCCTCATAGACCGTTTTGGATACGGATATGTCGAAGGACGGGACCGTATTCGGGTGAAAAGGTGGGTATAAGCAATGCCAAGGAGAAAACCGGAAGATATTGTTGACCTGGTGGAGTCCCATTACGATGCAACCGAGCCGTTACGGCAGCGGATGCAGGATGACCATGCCCTCTATCGCCTTGAACCGTATGATGCAGGCGAGGGCTACCAGTCCTATACATCAAATGACCCGCAGACCTACGCAGAAAAGGTCATTGGGTGGATTACCGGGGCAGAAATGACTGTCCGTATTCCCCATGACGGCGCAGAACCCGATCTTAGAGAACGCAACGACCTGAAAGAACGCTTCCTGATCGGTATGCTGCGTGCAGCGGATGAGCGTCTGTGCAGATTGATGCTCCCAACTCTCAGAGAACAGATTGCCTGGTATGTGACAATCAGGGGATGGTATGCAGGACGTGCGCTTCTTGCAAAACGGGAAGACGGAACGACCTATGTGGATATTACCCCCTGGGACCCGCTTCATACCTACTGGGGAACAGGGCCTGAAGGACTGGAATGGGCCTGTTACAAGATGCCGAAGACGAAAGACCAGATATTTTCTCAGTACAACGTGAAAGTGGACTGGGATTCTCCCCATGCCGTAGACGGTATCTGCGTGTATGACTTCTATGACAAGGAATATAATACGATTATTATTCATAACGGGTCGAAGAACCAGCCGGTTCTCAAAGTCATCAAGCGTCAGACCAGGCACGGGGCAGACCAGGTTCCTGCATTCCTCGGCCCGATTGGAGCGAACCCCTATGTTGTAGCACTCTCGCAGTCTACGATGCAGGATACGATTGCGGATGTAGGAGAGAGTGTCTTCCAGGCCACGAGGGACCTCTATCCGAAACATAACCTGATGATGAGCACCATGCTGGAACTGACGGCACGTTCCAGACGCCAAGGACTAATTGTCCGTTCACGGGACGGGACAAAGTCTCTTGATGAAGACCCGTATCTCGAAGGGTCTGAGATATCTCTGGCACAGAATGAGAACGTGGAACCCCTGGGGCTGCTGGAGATGGCAAAGGAGACAGGTGCATTTATGTCTCTTGTCTCTGGAGAGATGCAGCGAGGCTCCATACCCCACTCTGTGTACGGTGAAGTCCCCTTCCAGTTGAGCGGGTTCGCCATCAATACCCTGAGACAAGGTGTAGAGACCACGATTAACAAGTATCTGCGCGGCGTTGAGAAAGCCTACCAGATGATCTTCAATATGATCTCAGATCAGTATGCCGACGGATCGTTTAAATCAATGGAAGTCTCAGGTATGGATAAGAACAGAATGTATTTTGTGGAAGATATTAACCCTGATGATCTGAAGAATACGGGATCTCCGGTTGTCCACTTAGTAGGACAACTCCCGCAGGATGACATGACCAGGTTCTCTATGGCGCAGATTGCACGGGAAGGACAGACACCATTACTCTCTGACCGTGCTATCCGTGACCGTATCCTGGCAATACAGGATGCAGACCAGATGGATGATGCAATTAAAGAACAGCAGGCAGAACGAATGCTGCCGGAAGCGGCACTCTGGACACTGCTTCAAGCGTCGGAACGGCAGGGCAGGGAAGACCTTGCCCAGTTCTATGCAGGGGAATTGATGAATCTTCTTGCGGAAAAACAGCAGGCAGCACAGGCACGGATGGCACCGCCTCCGCCGCCGATGGCTCCGGATATGGGGCTTGGCCCGCCGCCGCCGGGGATGGGACTACCGCCTGACATGGGGCCGCCACCTGATATGGGACCTCCGGGGATGAACCCTGAAGTCATGCCGAACGCCATGATGGGTGTCCCGCCACCGATGCCGACACCACAGGCTGGGCCGAATGTTCCGCCGGGAACACCGCGGCCTGGAGCGCAAGGAGGCGCATAATGGTCGATAAAATAGATACCAGTTCCATACCGTCCCTGTTTGCTCAGGCATCTCAGGGTACATCGCAAATGCTGGAGGACGAACTGCTTGAAGAAGTAGATATGGGATGGGATGACGGGTGGACACTTCCGGAAGAACTCCTTGTTGATGATGATTTGGAAAAGGCTATTTATCAGCTTGGCATTCAGGAACTTGATCCGGATAGAGATATATCCGGAATGATGACGCCCTATGGTGATGGACTGAATGAAGAGCAGATAGCCGAACTTGTTGCTGAGTACCCAGGCATTGTCGCTCTTGCAGGTGCAGAAGGCGGTGATATCAAAACTATTGTTGATGAAGCCGGAACATTTGAGGACATGAACAACCAGGAGATTTCCGATGCAGTCGAGGAGGTACTGAACTCAGCAACGAATGCTGGAGAGATAGAAAACATTCCCTTTGTGATGAATGCTATGGGTAAGCAGATTGGCGATGCCGTCAAGGCACCAAATGTATGGACTGACCAAGAAGGAGGCAAGGCTGTAAAGGGTGTCGCTGACTTTGTCTTAAAGGGTATATACAAAGGCGAACAACTGCCAACGCTTACCAGTATTGCTGGCGGAGCAGGATCATATCTGGCAAAGGACCCGACATCGTTATTCCCTGGAACTACTGGGCTTGGCGTAGAAGCGGGATTAGGTATGGCAACAGATACAGAGGTAGGCCCGGAAGTATTGAATAAACTGTTTCAGCCAGATACGGCTGATGGGTATGATGCCACCCCTGAAGCTGTTGCAGCAGAGATTAGAACATTGCTTGCGAACAAGGAAATATCACCGGAAAATGTTGTGGAATGGATGAAAGCCGGTGGATTTGAAACGCTTGCAGGCGCAAAGGTTGAAGAATACCGTGCGGCTCTTAATGCTGTAATGTCACCTGAAATAGCACGATTTGGTACCGCAGGTGCAGCGGGTACCGCAGGTGCAGCGGGTACCGCAGGTGCCGCAGGTGCCGCAGGTGACTTTTTGACAGAAGTAGAGAAGTACACAGATGCACTTATGATTCCGGGCGGCGTGGGAGAAGGAACAAAAGACTATGATGAAGACCTACAAAAATACTTCTATCAGCAAGTCTATACCATGCCTGGTGCCGGAAGAAGTGACATCGCTTGGCGTTTGCCGATGCTCTTTGCAGATACAAAGACTATGTGGCTGCTGTATAACGGGTCTGATGTCCTTCGTGGTTCTGTCGCAATACAGGAGGCACCGGAAAGTGATGCAGACGGTTCCTTGACAGCGGCAAAAAATAATATCGTGGATAACTATAAGAACTTTTTACAGGAATACTTTAATGATCCGGACGGACATCGTACGGGAAGCAGGTTCAATCAGAACCTGCAAAAAGTGAATCGCTACCTTCAGTTATCAGAACTGCCTATGGAGCAGCGTCCGGCAATGACAGGAGAAGAACAACGGGAACTGCTCTGGATAGATACATTCTTTAACAAGTCTCCTGACTCACGGTCAAACCGCAGGAATCTTATCAAGATGGCGATCACCAGAGGCGGTCAGGGATGGTACTCCCAGCAACTTCATAAATCTATTGAAGCTGCGATGGATGAACAGGAACGTATGGGCAAGACCGGCCAGGAGATATTCACGCTATTCAGCGGCATTGCCCAGAGACAGGGAGAGTCTGTACAGCCGGAGACAGGCGATCAGGTTGATGAGATATTGAGAGGCCCACAGGAAATTAGGATTCCGACTGATGAAATGGAAACACAGCCGCCGACAGATGTTATACCGTTACCACCACAGCAACTTGATATGGGACCGCCTAGTGATGTGGAGTTGCAGGCAGAAGGTGATGTAAATCCCTGGCAATTATTTGCACCTGGTCAAACAGCACTGACCGTAGGCCAACTGCCTCTAGCGAAACAGCAACTTGATTATGGTCCGGCTCTTGGTGTAGATTTGGAGAATGTGAAAGTTGATGCAAATCCATGGCAGTTATTTAAACCTGGTCAATCATCACTTACCGTACCGATACCACAACCAGCACCTCCGGCAGTAAAACGAGTACCAGCATTAGAAGGGACGTCTTTCGGTGATTTTGGGTTACCTGACGAAGTGGATATGGGTTATATGCTGCCGTACGGGGTTACAGAAGGACTGGTGCCTACGCATCCTCTTCTTAAGAACCAGCCGTTTTCTCAGGGTCAGTGGGTGAATCCGGTATCATACACTCCATAAAGGAGCACATATGGTAACAAATAATACATTTGCAAATACGTTTCCGGCTGATGCGGCTAATCCGTTTCAGCAGTATGTCGGAGAACCTGCTGCATTGCGTACTCCTGCGGAAGACTGGAGACGTGTGACAACACAGATGCAGCCGTTCTGGCAGACCCGTGTGCCAATGTCCGGACTCGGTGACAGATTGAGAGCACGGTATATGCTTTCTGCTCCTGCAATGGCGGAAACGCCAGGAATGCAGCCGACATTCTCTCAATATCTCGGAGACTATATACAAGATCCAACAACGGCACCGCAATACGGTGCGCCTACAATACAGGACTTATATGCCAGGGCAAGAGAAGCTGCTCAGGCTGCTGCAATAGCACCGAATCTCTATATGACTCAGGGCATTGAGGGACTTACCGCTCCTGAGATGAGAAGGCGTGCATGGCTTTCTTCGCAGTTTGGTGCTAATGCTCCTGGTGCTGCAGCAAACCAGCTTCGTGTGGCGAATATGCTGGCATTGCAGAGAGGCCAGGGACAGGGTGCCTACAGCGGAAGGATAGCTGATGCGGTACGTGGAGCGATGCAGAATATGTACCAGCAGCGTATCAACAGGGGCAATCCGAGACAGAACTTTTTGAACTGGTATCTGGATCAGGTTAATCAATCAGCTTAGGGGGTAATGATGGCAACAACACCTTGGGACTCAGCAGGGGTACTACAGCCAAATGCGGGACCACTCAATCCCTATAAGGACTTTGCACCAAACTGGTGGTCTCAGGTGCTGGAACAATTTGAACCAGCCCAATACTATAGTTCACCGACAGGACTTGGCTTTGCAAGCCGAAGTCCGCGTCGGCAACGGTATTTTATGGATTCGTATGATGATATTCTAAAAGGGTATTACGGTGCTGCGGGTACAGCTATGAGGGAAAACCGTGCTCCAGAGTCCTTTATGGACTATATGAAAACCAACCCATGGACATCTCGGTACTCCGCTTTGCCGCAGTCAGCACGAGGGGTTACCGGCATGGCAACAAATCCAAGAACGAGGTTTCTATTTAATTACTAATGGGTAGATTAAGCAGCGAAGACATCAGAAGAATAAAGGAAAAAAGTGTTACCGGCGCATTGACTAAAGAGGGAATCCGGAAACTTCAGGAACGATTCCCCAGGGCAATGAGCACGGAATTTCTCCATCCTGCTGTTAATCAGGCTGTATTGCGTGGCGGCGGGCTTGCTTTAGGTGCTGCTATAGGGGCGTTGCCTACTGCTATGGCCGGACAGCCAATAGACCTTCCGTGGGTCGCTGATCCCTCGAAAATAGGACAAGCCTTCCAAGCATTTACCGATCCTGTTGAGAGTCAAATCCCAATGGGAGAAGAGCAGTTTTGGGGTGAACGGTTCGCCAGCGACCTCGGACAACGGGTTACTAAATCACGGGAAGAACTTGAAGCAAGCCCATTGTTTTGGCTTGCTGCTGAAGCTGCGCTTGAAATACCGTTATTAGGTTTTTCCAAACTTCTGGGTAAGGCGATTACTCCAAGAATGGGCTTGCCTAAGGACCGATTTATTCCAGGGACAGGAGGACCCATATCACCGGAATATTTAGCAGGGAGAAGTAATGCGCTATTGGGTCTTCGTGAACAGGCTGGAAGACAACTGCAAGCACCGTGGGACATTGAAGAAGAACTTGGCAGTGCGGCTCTGGGAGCGTTTGGAAGGTACCTTAGAGGAGCACCGCTACGTGTTCCTGCCGCTACGTCACGGGCTGTTGCTGATCCTCTTGCATTACCTGAAGGCCAATTTGTAGAAGGCCAATTTGTAGAAGATCCTCTTGCACTACCATCTGGTCAACGCATGGATGAACCTCTTGCATTGCCATCAGGCCAAATGGCAGACGATCCTCTTGCATTGCCATCTGGCCCGGATGATCTTCTTGCGCTACCACCATGGAGAGGGCAAGAAGGTGTACCTTCCGTAGGTGCTGTTCCAGAGGTAAGCCTAGCAGACGAACTGGGATTCAAGTCGCTGGATCAAAGACTTGAGGATATCACTGATAATATTGGAGGCATGATTAGCCGGCAATCTTCTCAAGAGGATATGGTTGCATACTTTGATGAAGTCATGTCTGGCAACCCGCAATTGTTCAAGCTGAAAGAAATGAATCCGGTTATAAAACAAATAGAGGTAATAAAAAGAGATCCTACAGCAGGTCCTGAT